TGATTTGCCCATGCTTTTAGGATTCTGAATTTTATGTGTACTTTTACCTGCCATTTATGCTACTACCCAACTTTTTGCTCTTTTTATAGTTTTAAACCACTTTTTTTCTCTATTTTTGCTAAAATTTGGCGGAAAAGCGTGAACTAATGCGTAATAAAGGCTCTCTATTGTATCATCGTGAGCCATTTTAGGGCCAAAAGTAACAATTTCGTTAATTAAATCAAACATATTTTTGCGGATATGTACCGTACCCATGCTAAAACGGGCTGAAAGTCCACTGTATATGCGATTTCTCTTTTGCTGACCACCGGGTTTCTCTGGAATGACTGAGACACTGTACTTATTTTTAAGTCTCCTTTCTTCATTCAATGCCTGAAATATACTTCTGTTCATAGCTACGTCTTCTACAGTTGATGAAGTGCAGTGATATTTTTCATGCAGTTCCATTATATAATCTACTACTCCTTTCTTTCCAATTACTTCTCCCGTAGCAGGGTCTTTGCTTCCAATAGTAGGAATACTTCTATGCCTTTCATATTCTAAAACGTATGCGTTATTGTTTGCATCTACAGCAACTACCATTATAACACTGAAGTCAGAATGTTTAGTATCAATATCTGTAGCAGGGTCACACCCTATAAATACATTTACTGGTATTTGTTCACCGTTAACTGTTAAATAATTAGTATCATCCTCTCTTCTAAAGTAGCCATCCCAGTATTTAATATGCTTTCTTGTCCACACTGCATCTTCTTCACTCATTACTTCCATCATGTATTCTTGATAGAACTTGTGCGGCTGACCTGAATCAGAATAAAACTTCTTCTTTTCTTCAAGTTTCTTCTTATTGAAAAATGATTCCCAAAGAGGAGCTCCATCACCTATAATAGCTTTATATGTAATCACTTTCCAAGAAAATTGCTTTTTATCTTCTTTAGCTTTTGCATGATTTGTAAGAAGATTGTTAATAAAAGAATCATAATGCACAGGAGTACCATTAACACGAAGCCTGCCAGTGTGGGGCTCAAGAGCAGGATATACCACAGCGGTAACCAGATTTGCGTTCTTATCTCTCGCTTCTGGTGTAATGGTATTGGCTTCATGTTCAAAATCATCAAGTACGATGAGGTCGTATCTCTTGTGAAGTTTTGCCCCGCCACGTATCCCAGCGACATTACTCTTGGAAATGAGCTTGCATCCGTTTGATAACTCAATATCTTCTTCTGTCCATTTTCTGCCTTTAAGGTTCCCGAAGTAATATTTTATCCTGTCATTGTTCTCTAAATGGTGCTTTATATAGTCCATGTTGCCAACACTAAGCTTTTGTGTAGCAGAAACCCAAGCATAAAATAAGAAATCATTTCTATCTTGGCAGAAGACAAAATCTTTGATTACAGAAGCTTTTGTTAGTACAGTCTTGCCATGTCCTCGAGGTATAATGATGGCGAGTTGCTTTACATTTCTGTCGTCTATAGCATCAGACATTTCAAAATGGAAGAAAGGAGTTTCACTGCGCATGAAGTCATCTGGCAAGAATAACTTGCCAAATGATATGAGGTCTTTGTGAGCTAACTGAAGAGCTTCTTCAGCTTTTGTTACATCTTGAGAATTAATATTCACTATGCAACATCAAATTTTTTCTTCTTCTCACCATGATACTCATAGGCATGACCTTCTATCTTCAATAGTTCATTAAGACTATTGCTCTCTCCTTCAACATTTAAGAATATCTCTCCTAATACCCTGCCGTATTTACCAGTACCATGAGACTTTAAAGTAAAGTTGCCTTCATCGGAACCTTCCAGCATTTTCTTCGTATAAGCTTTAGCTGCTAATCCTTTCTTCTTTTCTTCTAAATTACGAGTTCTACTTTCCCAAGTGTCTACTCCCATAAACCTTATACGCTTTTTTACCCATGTATCAAATCCTAAATCTATCATAGCATCACAAGTATCACCATCTACAACTCTAACTAACTTAGCATTATATACGAATTTATCTAATTTTGACATATTAATTCTCCCAACATTTTATACCTTTCTTAGTGAACTCCATAGTAACCCAACCAGTCCTAATAATAGGATACATAGAGTATCTTGCATAAGTAGCGTATCTAAGAAATGAACCACCTCTTACATACCACCTCCTTCTAAGTTCCTCTTCACCATTTACAATCTTTAATGAATCGACTGGTTTAGCATATAACTGATGATTATGGCCTAATACAAATACATCTCCATCAGAGTAAACAGCTGCCATTTTGTCTAACTCAAGGTCACCATTCTTTGCACCACTCTTGCCATGACCAGTAACCATATTCCAAGTTACATCACCTATTGTTATTGTTGAATAACCCGGGTACTGGAAATAAGGCACATTCAATTCAGCCGCCAGTGTTTTACATACATCAAAGTCCAGTATAGTATAGCTCCTTAAGAAATCGTGATTACCACCTCTAATAAACAAACATTTGTCTTTAATAGGCTCTACTAATTTTAGGAATACAAGATACTGCTCATCTGGTGGGATATCCTGTCCCCTGCTGCTAATTGCTTTATACCCCGGAGGTATCAACTCTAATAAGTCTCCATTACCGAACCACTTAGCATAGCGGTCTTTCTTTATCATATCAACTGCTTCAGCAAACTTTTTAGAATCAAATTCATTTGCCCCAACATGAATATCAGTAAGACAATGAACCCTCATCATTGAGTCCGACTGCACAGCTAATACTTCGCCTGGATTAACAGAGGGATAATCAACTTCTATCATTGTATCTAAAGGCATTGAAAAATATTTGCCACAACTCCTGCAAACATACTCCTGAAATGTTCCCTTTTTTGATATTGTATTGTATCTCTTACCATCTTTCTTAGTGTATAATGAAGTACAATGTGGACATATCATTATTTTTCCCCTTTAATCTCATTTGATAATTTTTTCTGCTCTCTTGAGGCTCCTTCTAATTCTTCTTGTGAAAACCCTTGGAATACTCCAAGAAGTCCTGTCTCTCTCTGCTTCACTATATTGCCTGTTGTACCTACAATCTTACCTAATTCTTTAGCTGACTGCAAAACAATATTATCATCTTCGCTATAATCAGCAAGATTCTTAAACTTATTGAGTACATACTTATGGTCAACACCCATTTCTTTAGCTACATCTAATACAGACTGTTCTATTTCTTTCATAACTCTTTCCTGTTTTAATAGTATTGTTGCTTTCTTCCTTGCCTTCTGGTCTGAGAGTTCTTTGTACACATTCTTATATGCTTCTACTGCTCCCATACCTACTACTACATTAGTAGCAAAATGCTTTTCTTTGTTAGTTATCTTAGTCCTTTCATTCACTCTCTGGCTTGCATTTTTGATAGTCTTACTGAACGTGTACCTGTTACTATGCTCACTAAAGTCAGTATCCATCTTAGTATTAGGCCTGTTAATGAAACTGCCTACTACAGTCCTTACCCAACCTTTAGCAAACTTGTAATTCTTCCTGTCATTATGATGGTTCACTTGCTTAGCTACTTTCAATAACTGGATAATCCGGCCATCATCACTATAGACCCAATCATCTTCATCAGCAATCTTCCAGTCTGGATGGACTACTGTGTTTGGATGATGCTCTCTAAACTCATCTATGTCATCATAAACATAGTGAGCTATATTTTTAATTGTTCTCTTTTCCAACTCTATCTTGCTCGCGCAGTACATATAAATCATTTAACTGCATTACGAGGTTATCTATTAACTCGTTTACTTCCTCCGGGATTAAGAATACTTTATCATCTATCTCTATAGGCTGGTAGTTCTTACACAACGCTTCAAGTATCTTATTTTGATGCTCGAAAGGGAGCTTAGATAATTCTTTTATTTCTTTGGCCATAAACCGTACACATTATTATTTAAAATCCCTAACCCTACCACCCTTGAATTTAAACTATATGTCAAGTTATACAAAAGCTTTATTAGACCAAGTGCTTTTAGAGAAAAATTGTAGGATTTTGAAATGGATACATATTTAGCTCGTAAACCTTTCTGGCGGATTATGAAAATCCGATTCTTAGTTAACCAAAAAAGGAGTATCTCATGAGAAAGATACAAGTAACAGTACCAGTAAATACAGACGATGGCAAGAAAATCGTACCTATCGAAGCCCAAGTAAGTGATGACACCATTAACCATGACGGCACAGAATTTCACCTAGTGCAACATACTGGCTCCGGTTTCAGATACTTAGCCGACCCTAAGACAGTGGGCAACCTCGAGAATTCTGACCTCGACCAAGCCATGGATGATTTGGCAGCTGAAGAGGGATTCTAATCACACAAGAGGGCGGGGCCAGTCGGGTGAATCCAAGATGGCCCCTCCCCCTCTTGGTTCTATTCATTTTTTTTCTTTTACTTTTATAATAATATAGGGTGATACAGTCTTGTGATTAACCATCCAAGCGCGTGCTCTTTAGCGATTGCTTGAAACGAAAGGATATTGTAAGCGACCTTTCACTGTATCACTATCTGTTAGCAACAACTTTATATCTACTTATACAATACAATCACCATTAACTTGGTCTATAACTAATAAGGAGTAATAACTATGTCTAAAGGTGGAACACATACATTATTTGGCAAGAAGCCTAAAGATGATGGTCACAGAGAGATAGGTAATGGTGCAATCATAGGCGGATTAACTGATTGGGATATAAAGCACCCAAGAGTTTATTGTCCTAAGGCAAATGATATAGTATCCGCTGGTCATACTTCAGCAGGTATGAGATGTAGTCATTGTGGAAAGATATATTAATCAAAATTTATAAACAATAATAAGGAGCATAACAATGAAAATAACAAATAAAGAGAGAGTATTCTTAATGGCAGTCTTATTTGATTTAGGGTCAATGATAGCCAAGATGCACGTAAGGCTTGACCATGTAGACCTATTAGTAGGAGATGAGCGGGAGAATATCCGTGAGAATCTTACTAATGCACAGACTATTGTATCTACTATACTTGAAATGACTCCAGATGATTTAGAAGAATCTCTTAATCTTTCTAAAGCCATAAATAAAATGTCAGATGCAATGAGTCAAAATACTACAGTTGGGGAGGCATAGATGAATCCAATACAAGAATTTGCAGTAGACTTTATTGTCTTTGCATTACTATCAGCAATTTTAATATATGGTATGATGCAGTTAGCATTCCCTCCAATAGATGATGATGATGAGGAGGTAAACAGTGATGGATAAAGAATATGATTTCATGGGTTATCAATCTGAAACTGTTGAAAGAGCAGTAGAAGAATACGGCAAAGGTAATATAAAAGCAGCTGTGTTCAACATGGAAGCTAAGATAGCCAGTCTGCAAGTAGAATCTGATAGTCTCAGAGAGATGGTAGACTGGGATAAACTCAGTGATGATGATGAAGAGAACAGACATACTCATCGCACTGATGATGAGGATTATTAATAATGGGTATCCCTTGCATATCAGATGCCAAGTCTATCACATATTATGTAGAACAATTAACACCTTTACTAAAATTCAAGAATAAACTGTCAGTGTTAGAATTAGGAGCAGCATTAATAGTGTGTTATAATCACTATAATGGTGCATTAAGACGGTTAGAGCATAAAACAGATAAAGAAGAGGGGAAAGATGTCTAAACTAAATTTAAAACACAAAGATG